GGGAAAACTTCAGACTGTATCACACAATCCACTGAACTGGTGGGATGATATAACCATCTACAATTGCATGGATAACACATTGACAGATGATGCACTTGAGTTTGCTAAGGACAAGGGTGCCTTGAAGAAGGAAGTGCACTTCGGACCGGGGGACAGTAGGAAAGAACTACTTCAAGTCATTGAACAAGAAGACTATAAGCTCAAAGATTTAATGGCAGAAGCACCTTTTAAACGCTATATCCCTAAGATCAGATTGACTCATCGGCAGGCAGAGCCGATCCCTGGCAAATATCCTGCACGACTCATTGAGAAGGAGCGAGAACAAAAGGAAGAGGCCAGACTGTTTGGTAACGCGGAAGTATCCAACAAACACGGTCTCAGCGTCATTACAGCAAAGATGAAGAAAGCATTGTCGTATTTTGATGAACAGTTAATGACGCCAAGTGACAAGAAAAGGAAGCTCCTTATCCATCGTGCTGCGCAGACACTAAAGATCCCTGAGAATTATTCCCTTCTCTTAGATATCGAGGGACATAACCAGTCAATGCAGTACGAGAACACTTCGGAAATGATGGAATTCCTAGGTAATTTATTTGGTGAAAGCAGCTGGGGTGATCTGCCTAATCTGTTCTCCGCGTTAGATATTTACCATTATGATGAATACCTCGATAAAGTCATCTGGAGTCAGGGCCAGTTGGGTGGCATTGAGGGATGGATAAATCCAGGCTGGACACTCCATACAATGGCTTGTGTAAAGCTTCTGCGATACATGACAGACATAAACTTGATCACCTCAATGACCTACTCTGACGATGTGAATGCTATAGTTCGCATAGACCAGGTCAGTGAGGAGACCTTACAATCTGTGTTCCAAACAATTATGGAACATTTTATTAAGTTTGGAATGATAGTTAAGATGAGCCAAACGAATATGTCCAAGCATAGGATTACTATTTTGAGACAGCACTATGCTGATGGTGTGAGATCAGATTCAACGCTCAAGAA